ACAGTCTCACCTTGTAGCACACCAATAAACTCTGGAGCTGTTACGTCACCAGTAAAGGTTGCACCTGCTAATGTTGCATAGTCTGTAGCAGTCTCCAATGCCATAGTACCTAACCCAAGGTTAGTACGTGCAGTGCTTACGCTAGGGAGGTCTGCAAGGTTTTGGGCTTTAAGTAATATAGTAGAGCCATCAACAGCAGCGATAGCCCATGCACTGCCATTCCATACATTCATAGTATTGGAAGTTGTGTTAAAATACAAAGCACCTACTATTAAAGCATTGCCATCATTATCCGCAGAAGGTGCCGAGTTTTTAGCTCCAAGGTACCTGTCATCAAAAGAATCGTAAGATGCAGCAGCGTTTGTAGCAGAAGTAGATGCTTCGCTAGCTTTAGTTGTTGCAGTGGTTGCTGCAGTTTCAGCTAAAGTTTTGTAAGACTGTGCGTTACTTTCACTAGAGGCTGCAGACTCTTTAGAAAGATTTGCAGCAGTTGCAGAAGCAAAGGCAGCAGTGGCTGAAGTAGAAGCGTTAGCGGCTGCAGTGTTAGCGCCTGAAAGCTCTTGTTTATTACCGGAGCTGAATGCCCCACCTTCTGATGGGTCACCTACTAAATTAGAAGTAGTCCCGGGTATATAATCTATAGTCATTTATGCTCTCCTTAGAATTGAGCTATGTTAGAATAAGTAGCTACCATAGAACCACCATTAACTTTTCGTTTAGTTTCTTCTAAGTTAAGCTCAGCAATAGCTGCCTTTTGCTTATCAAAGAACTTTAAGGCTCTTTCGTCTTCACCAATATAATCTAATGCATGTGCGATTGCACCCCATAGCAACATACGCTCGTGGTCATCACGTAGCCAGTTGGGAACTTCAGTGCCTGTGTAGTAAAAATTACTTCCTGTTGGAAACTCTACACTCCCATCGCCCGGAACCCCATTTGGAGTAGCTAAGCCTGCATTAATATTAGCTTGGTTTACAATGTAAGTTGCATCAAGATCTGCTAGCCTACGATAGTAGTATATTTCAAACCGATCGCCTATCTCAGCTTTTGGTTCAAACACTAAAGCTCTACCTTTACGAGCAAAGTTGTTATTAAGCTTAGCCATGTCTTTATCTTGCATAGCAAACAAAGAAAGCCTTTCATTAAAAACTGTACGTTCGCTTTGATTGTTTACCTTGCTAAACTGAATTAACTCAGAAAGGTCTGAAGGCATTAAGATAGAATCTTCACCTTCTGTCTCGCTAGTAATAGCGTTGTAAACAAACGTATGCTCTAGTGGTGGGATTCGTAAATGCCTATAGCAGTAATCTGCTGAGTAATCTAAAAAGTTATTCACTAGGCTATCGGTCAGAACGTTCTCGTCTCTATTAACCCATGATCTTACTTTAGCAACCATAGCATCGTATAATGGCGTTGACATATGTGTCTCCTGTTTTAACCACGAGCCCTTGAGATGTTAGAGGTTAACAGGTCTGGGTACTCTGATTTAATTATTCTTTTAAGTTTAGCAACATCAGCGGGGTTACCCATAAACCCTTCTTCAAGGAGATTGAGACCATGCTTAGTTAATATGTCAATAGCTACGATATCGGGTATGATAGCAAATGACCTGTAGTGAGAGGCATCGCCTCTGAGTTGAGCCTCACGGGACTCTTTAGCGTACTTAATGTATTCGCTTACATCTTGATTAACTGTTAAGTTACTGTCGTTTCTATCAAGTTGCATTCCTGAAAACTTATCCATTTATCCTCCATAGGTAAAAAGAAGGGGCCCCCAGAAGGGAGCCCCAAAGGTACTAGGGTTTATGAACCACCCAGACCTACGATCATACCACAACCCTTAGGGTTGCTTACTGCAAGAGTACACTCTTCCACGATCTGACCAACAGTGCTATCGCCTTGCTGACCAACTTCAGTTTCCTGGAGTGGACGCAAAGTAGCAATCTTGAACATTGAGGGATCATACACTAACGCACAGAAGTTAGCTGAGTTAGTAGTATCATCTGCACCAGTGTTGTGAGCTAGGCCCATAATGTAGTTAGGTACGATTTGAAGAGTACCAAAATCACTATCAAACAACTCAATGCTTTGACGGATCTTACCAGTGTCGTCTACGTTACGAACGGTGTTCTGTGTCTGGCCGTGAGCCTTAGATGACAGAGTACGCTTGTTCAACGGAGAAGTCATCAAAGTAGTAGCTTTACCACCAGCTTCGTAGATTTTCTGCATAATGTCATCAACGTGGCTTAGCTCGATATCATTAAGAAGGTCATCAGCAGTTGAAGTAGTACGGTCGATAGTACCAGCAGTACCAACACTAGTATTATCTGGGGCAGTGTAACATCCAGATTCACCAGCGATAACTACGTTAGCAGCATCATTCACGTATGCTTGGTAACCACCAAGAGTACGAGTGCCAGTGCCGTTAGAGCTGTGGAAGCTATGTACCAAATCAAGCTCAAGGTCTCGACGCATTTCAGTACCGACTTTCTTAAGCTGGTAAGCATATTCGTCAGCAACACCGGCTTGGTCTACAGCACGTTTAGTACCAGAAACCTGTACGGTCTTAGAGTTAATCTGAGTGTAGTTACCCAGACGAGTGCGATCACCACCAGCAGACTGTGCAGCAGCGATAGTAGCGAAGGTAGAACCTTCAGCAACAGCGCTAGAAGAAGGAGCCAGAAGCTCATCAGTTTGCCATTCGTGGAAAATACCTTTAGCTTTGGTTTTACCAACGGAAGCAATGAATGGAGTCTCATCACGAGTGATCATTGAGATGAAGTTCGCTAGATCTTCTTTCTCAGATTTGCGGGCATTTACCGCAGTAGTTGCAAAGTTTGTAGCAGCCATTTTATATTCCTTATAATTAAATTAATGTTGAATCTATTATGTTAGCGGAACTTGCTTAATGACTTTAGAAAATCTAATTCTGAACCTTCATCCCCATTACCTGAGAGAACAGAGTCTCGTAGGTTTTGAGAGTTACGGGCTTCTCTTTGACTTTTAGTACTCTTACGTTTAGTAGGTATACCTTTAGCCTTAGAGACCTTTTTACGTTTAGCAGAGCCTGAGGCAGTCTTCTGTTTGAGACGACGATAATCATCTACAAACTTAACTACATTAGCATCCATGATAATATCAAGGAACTCTTGAGGGACACCTTCTTCTAAAGCAAACTCACGTACAGCTTCTGAGTCAAAGTCAGGTACAAGTGTGGATATGTCTTCTTCAAACCTAGCCATCAACTCATCTACTTGACCCTGTAGCTGTTCTTCTTGTTGCTTTTGAACTGCACTTGCCAAGCCTTCACGTTGATTACGTGCTGACCAGTACTCTTTCTGTGCGGTTTCTCTTTTATCCTTGAGCTCATTAAGCTCATACGTATCCCCGTTTTTACGGGCTGTATCAATTTTAGATTCTAAGTCATGGAACTCTTGTGCCAACACAGTCTCTTGTTGTTGTAGCTGTGTGTGCAAAACAGTCCCAAGTTCAACAACTTGATTAGTCTTAGCGGAGTATTCTTCTTTTAATCCTTTCTCAAGTTCACTAACTTCTCTACCCTTCTTAGACAAGTGTTGATCAGTAGCAAAACCTTTGCGAAGTTCTGACAAAGAAACATATTCTATTTCTCCATCAACTTTAACAGGAACTTGATAGTCCCAGTCTACTTCCTCTTCATCCGGCAAATCGTCATCTTGGGTAGAATCATCTTCATCCTCATACTCTTCGTCGTCTTCAGCGTCTTCCTCATAATCATCGGTATCGTCTTCATCTGTGTCGTCATCCTCGGGTACTTCTTCTTCCACAGAATCTTCCGGGTCAAGTTGAGATTCGTCATCATTTGGTAGAGATTCCTCCTCATCGGGAATGGTGAGTCCTAACAACTCGCCCATTGGGCCCATGGGTACTGGAATGTCATCGATCGACTGACCATCTTGACCAGCATAAAAACCAGCGTCATCCGAATGGGTAGAGGCTGTAGTGTTTTTGTTGCTCATAATTTGTTATCCTTTATTAGTCCTGTTTAACCGCAGCCTTCTTCTTAGGCGCTCGGGGTTGTTCTTTAAAACTTTCTAGTCGTGCCAGTGCATCGACTGCATGGCAAAAGGTTTCTGCGTGGAACCGGGCTTTACCGGGGCCTGCAGCTAACTCTTTAACCATTGCTTTAACGGTACCTTCGGTAGCCTTAATAGCCTTCTCTAGTACCTTCTGATCTACATCTTTAATCATTCTTCATCTCCTTCTTGAGATCTATTGATATCTATAAGCTCTTGGTTGAACCCATAGGTTTCAATATTCAAGAGACGTTCTTTAACAGAGCCCAAGCCCATAGCTACGTGGAATAAGTACTCACGTTCTTTTGTGCAATGCGGTTCTGTCTGCAACCATTGAACGAACAAGTCTACAAGAATGTCAGAGTATGCTTCCGTGAAGAACTCATCTCTTTCTTTCTTTGCAAAGGTTGCTCGGGTTAAGGCTGTTTGTGAGGTAGCAAAGGGGTTAGCCTTGTACTCACCGGTCTTCTGGTCCATTGTAGGCTTGAACTTACGCTTAGCCCCATTCTTATACTTATCCACTATATCTCCTCTGTTAGTGTCTTAAGTTAAGGAGCCCATCTGGGCCCCTATTGTATTAAACAATACCACACGTTTTATCAGATACGTCCCAGACTAAACTGGAGTGGTATGTTCAAAGATCGGAATCACCTCCTTAGGTCATACCCTGACCACCTTGTCCAAGGAAAGCTTGAATACCTTCAGGGGTCTGCTGTTGTTCCGGAGCCTGAGAGGGTTGCGGTTGTTCAGCTGAAGCCTGTTCTTCTTCTTTCTTTCCATTGGATTGTGGCTGGGTCATAGTCTGCTGAATTAATTGCTGCGCCATCCCATACATTTCTTGTACTGGAGGTTGCTTAGGGGTAGGTTGCCCGTCCTTAGCTGCGGCTAGTTCTAACTTGGCCCACTCTTGATATGACTTATCTAAGGCAACAACAAGTTGCTTCAGGTTATCCTGAATAGCGTTCTGAGATTGTACATTAGTGTAATCGACATTTGCTTGGTCAAGCGCCATTTTAGTTTTCATGGTTGCTTCTTCCATAGCTTTCTTTATCTCATTCACCTTAGCTTCTTGTTTCTTGCCTTCCATTGCTGACTTTTTATACTCGTCGGAAGTGTAGTCTACTATGTAGTCTAACGGATCTTCACCTAAAGCCTCAATGGTTTTAGCTGCAATGATAGCCGGAGCCATAGGGTTGATAACCCCTTGGAACCCTGCTTGCATTAAGGCAGGCATTACTTGGGTACCAATCATTTGCATCTTACTTAATATAGAGTTATTACTTGCATCGCCCACATCTGCTTCTACTTGCAACATAAGAGTATCAGGGAGTTCCTTGACATCAATTGTTTGGTAGAGGTCATTGCGATCATAATAATCCATTTCATTTGTACGCATTTCCAACTTCATAGTCCGATACACACCTTCACACAAAGTGGCTAAGCCAGTCTCCATGAACCTTCGGGCAATATGTTGGATGCGAGTTTGTGCTGCAGATTGCACAGCTGATACTTTTTGTTCTGAGTTACCAGACACATATAATGTATCATTAAGACCTTGAGCTGCTTTTGACAGACCGTTGGCTTGTTCCTTATGCTTCTGCAAAAACTCAAGCAGAGGCACTGTACCTGTAGACAAAGCTTCTGGTGGCATGTTATGCACAGCCATAGCTGGGTTACCATTGGTAGGTACAATTTGTTTTGGTTTCATATTCTGCAGGGCAGAGAAGTCAACAACATTAGGATCAGCTAGCTTAGGTGAGTAGTTAGTTAAGTATGTATTCTCAACAAAGCCACGCAGGATAGCTGTAGACGCTAGGGTTGAAGGTCGAGTCATATCAGCCATAGATAGACCAGCCCACTCATGTGGAATGTCAAAGGGCTTTAGCTCAGCAATCTGAACACACTCGACATCTTCTTCAACAAGGATGTTACCACCCACTGTAATGAAACGCTTAAGCTCTGCGATACCATCGCCATCACGGTCAACCCGTAACCAACACTCTAACACAGTAGCTGTTTGATTAGCCTCTGAGGTGTTGTTAGCTCCAAAGGAATAGTTAGACAATCCAACAGAAGTCCTTCGAGCTGTTTTTTCATTATTAATAGCAGATGCAAAAGAGTAGTCATGGTCTGTGCTATCCCAGTCAACATTGTCAGCTTGCTCTGGGTATTGCTTACGGATCTCAGAACGAGTCATCTCAGACTGTACTCCAACAAAGTCTGCACTCTCAATACTATCAGCGCCTTGGCTAATGATAAAAGACTCAGGTTCAATGTTACGGATCTTAATGCCACTCTTGTTCTTAGTACGCTTAACACGTACGTCTTCATAGAGACCACCCTCATTAGAGTACAGGTCACCTACTACTTCTACTTCTGAATCTGCTAGTAACATGTCAAGAGCTTCTGCAGTGATTTCTTCATACTCTTCAAAAGTGTATTCGTAATCTTCTACGTACTCCCAGACTACCGCTGCGTTCTTCCATAGGAGAGCAGCCTTCATCCAAGAGTTGATAATCTCCCAACCTTTATTCTTTTTAAAGATACAGTAGTTAACAATATCAGATGCAACCCGTGCAGCGTGTACACCCTTAGCTGACTGACTGTAAGGTATAAATCTTGCTAACTTTTTATTGTTCAGTAACAGTTCCGACAGAACTGCAGAGTACCCCTCGATAGCCTCAACGGTATCTGAGGATACAATCTTTGATACACCCTGTGGGGTTAAGTGCCCTATAGGCTGCATTGCATATTCGTATGTAGCTTTCTCTCTTTCAGCTGAGAGATCAGATGAGTCAAGGAAGTTACCTTGTGAGTTTGTTACTTCTGAGTCAATAATAGTGTACAGCTCATCGTCTGTAACTGCTTCCATGTATCCTTCTGGGTCTCTCATTGTATATCCTCTAGTAGTGGACTAACACAGTCCATCAATCATTCATTAATTAAAATAGGTTCCTGTAGCTTCATTTTCCCGAAACACGTATGTCACCCTAAACCACAGCGTTAGCTGGAGGACTAATGGGGAAACTTTTACAACTATAGCCAGCTAGTAAGGTCCTCTTCAAACTGCTGATTTTGGAAGCCAACCTTATTCTGGACCAGACGATCCCGATGGGTTCTTAAGACTTCAAGTGCTATAGCTGTTGCAATAACGGTGTCATCGTGAGCACCCGATATAGCGTTGGTACGCCCATTGGCATCAGACACGTAATCCATGCATTCTTGGATGATTCGTGTGGACGCAAGATTGATGTCATCATTCTCAATTGCGTTCTTAAGATGCCCGATAATCATGGGCTTAGTAGCTTGCGTTGTTCGCCATCCAAGACGGTTGCCTTCCTCATTAGACACGTTCGCTACTTTGGTTTGGTGGTATAGGTTCACATACTTCATCTGCTTAAGACGGTTCAGTGTTGCTATGCCTAAGGAATTAGATTCAACAGCCAGTAAGGCGTTGTTGTAGTATCTTCCTAAATAGAATAATAAGTCCCCATACTGCGTAGGGTCAATTCTATTATTTCTATATACTGCCACGACTTCATTCTCCGGATTCATTACAACACATGCGGAGGAGTCTTGACCTACACCAAGCGCACAGTCAGCACCAATTACAAAGTTAACATCAAACTTAGGATACTGGAAGATCTCCAGGGTACCCTCAGGGTGATCCTCAAAAGAAGATGATGGTAAACTAAACATCTGCCTCTTCATTACTTTATCTGGTATTAAAGACTGTAGCTTCTCAATGCTAAACACGTTAGACCCAGAAACCTGAAAGGCTTCCTCAGGACATAACGGGTACTCTTGTCGGAATTTACTTAGCCCACCCTCAGCTACCTTTAAACGTCTCCAGTAGATTTGTTGGAGATCAAGACCATATATCTCTTGTATCTTCTTCTCATCTTCTGTAAGGGTCTTTTGGAACTCTTCGGGTTCTAGTACTGTTCTTCTATATTCCGGCATTAAAAACCATGGTACAAAGATAGGAACGTAATCGTTCTCACCATTTACTGCACCCTTCCATAACCTATGGAATTCATTACCAACACCATTAGCGGTGGACTCTAGTATCACTTCCGTACCATCAGCTTCGGATATACCCTGAAAGAGACCTGCAAGGATCTTCTCATCATGGGTCCAAAAGGCTACCTCTGAGAGGTGTGCAATGGTAGGTGTAGTACCTCGACCAGCTTCAGGAGAACCTGCCGTGTAGAGTCTATATCCGGAATCATTGTGATCGAACATAATTTCTTTGGCATTAGATTTCTTGAACTGTGGTCTGTATTCTTCAGGCATGTTAGCAATAGTATTACGTGACATGTTGAAGAGGGAGTCAGATGTGGCTGAGTCATGTGCCATTACAACTGACTTGTTATATGCATTGAAGTAAGACTTCCAGAAGACTCTGGCAACAGCATAGGTAGACAACCCCATCTGTCTTCCCTTAAGGACTATAGCCCTAACACGGCCATGTTCTTTAAGTTGCTTCTCTAGCTTAGCATTTACAATTCTTTGAGCTTCATTAAACTGGAAAGGTATAAACCCTTTAGAAGAATCTTTGGTAAGAATCTTTATCTGGTCCTTTGAGAATAACTCAAAGTCCCCCTCGTAGTCTAATAGCTTCTTACGTTTCTGTACTTCTTTAGCTACTGCTAGCTTCTGTTTGTTATTCATTGGTGTCCTCCCAGACTTATAGGTTACCAGAGAGAGAAGAACCATAGGAAGTATTATCCTATAGGTATCTCTAAGGTATCTAGCCGTGTCGAGGATGCCTTAGGGTCCCTAGGGGGAAGGGGGCATTAGACTCCACACAGAATATCTGTATTCTCCATATAGACTATAAATGTCTATAAGGTCTTAAGGCCCCCTTCGTACCTTAAGCTACAATGTTCAGTGGGTACCTTAAGGGTACCAGTCTGTGTACTGTCGGGTAAGCTCTACCG